CTAACGCATTGACAAATCAAATGAGGCCCATACTGCCTACATATTTTAAAGTCTTTATCTACGCATTTACCATTCTCTGGTTTGTAGTAGTCCCATTTGCTACGTTGTGTTCCATCAGTAGCACAGCCAGTTAGTAGTAACGTCGCTAATAATAATTTAACCTTCACAGCTTAAGCACTCCCCATCTTCTAAGTTAATTCTTGGTATCTTTACGTTGACATTCTCTGCATTACGTGCCGCTGTGGTGCGGTAGTAGTACATAGACTTTAGTTTGTTTGCTCCTGCCCAGTGTACGTTGTTGACGTACTCTAGGTATTCGTCATGTGTTTCCTGTGATGCACTGGCTGCTGGAGGCTCAAAGAATGTATTGACTGACTGAGACTGACACACATACGGCTGTCTAGTATAGGCATGTTCAATAACCCAGATTTGATTAATCTCAGGTGCGGTCTTAAATACCTCTTTTTCCTCCGCAGATAGCGCATCAAGGCTCTGAACAGACCCATCAGCAGCGGAAATATCTTTCCATGTTTTATCATTGTTTATACCTTTTTCCTCCAATAGTTGTTCTAGGTATTTGTTTTTTACCCTGTAGCTGCCACTCAAGGTCTTATGCGTAAAAATGTTAGCACGCGTAGGCTCAATCGAAGGGCTAGTTCCACCACATATAATACTACTGCTGGCATTAGGAGCAATAGCAAGGAGATGTGAGTTACGGCGACCACTGCCAGCCATATCAGGAGTTTCGCCCCTATGTCCAGCCAGAGTCCTACTAGCTTCTTCTGCTCTTTCCTTGATGTGTTTGAAGGCTCTGTTATTGAATGAGGCAGCGTAAATTCCCTCAAAAGAGAATCTATTACGTTGAAGATAACTATGAAAACCCATCGCACCAAGGCCAACCGCGCGTTCTCTATAAGCACTATAAGCGGCTCTTGCAAAGCCTTCTTTATTGTCCCCAACATAGCCCATAAACTCCTCTAGTGTGTCCACATTTTTGTGTGGGTATTCGTCTAACGCATTGTCAATAAAGTGTTGAAGTGTGTTGTCCAGCATGGTGATTAGGTCGGATATAAAGCTATCTTCCTCTTTCCACTCATCAAAGTATTCTAAATTAACACTTGACAAGCAGCACACTGCTGTACGTTCTTCGTTGGTAGGCAGTGTAATCTCAGAGCATAGGTTACTTTGCTTAACCTCTAGCCCTAGATCCTTCTGCTCCTTTGGTAAGTATTGATTACAGCGGTCTGTGTTGACAATGTAAGGCTCACCTGTCTCTGCTCTGGTGTGTATTAGCTGCCACCACAAGTCCCGTGCTGGGACTGTCTTAATAGCTTGCTTAGACTTAGGATCTATCAGCCTCCAAGGGAGGTCGTATTGGACAGAATATAGAAATTCGTCAGATATATTAACACCGTTATGTAGATTAAGACACTTACGGTTAAGATCGCCACCAGTAGTCTTTCGCATAGCAATAAATTCTTCAATCTCTGGGTGAGAGATGTCCATATAAGCCGCATACGCTCCACGCCTTGTTACTCCTTGGTTGAATGCTAACATTTGGCTGTCAACGACATGCATAAATGGAATGCTGCCAGTTGATTGACTCCCGTTAGAAGTAGCCACACCATTACTGCGAACAGCGCCCCAATACCCACCAAGACCGCCCCCGCTGGAAGTGAGCCAAATGTTTTCATCATAATGAGATGATAGACCACCTCTGGAGTCAGGCACAAAATTAAGAAAGCAGCTAATAGGTAACCCACGAGTAGTTCCTCCATTACTGAGTATTGGTGTGCTAAACATAAACCAGCCCTTGCTGGCGTAGTCATACAAACGCTGTGCTAAGTCAAAGTCAGTGGCACCCTGATAGGTAGCACTGTACACTGAGGCTCGTGCAAAGGCTTCCTGCGCGTATGTCTCATCCTTCCAGAAGTATCTGTCCTTCAGGGTGTTCAGAGAGAAGTCGTTTAGGTCTTTCTCCCTGTCGTAGTCTATTGTAATCCCAAGGTAATCTTGAGTTCCTATCTTATACTGCATCTTGGTTGTCCAACAAAAACTTCATTAAGCGTTCCTCATACCACCTAGCTTTACGTAGGTCTTCAAAAGGCTTGCTCTTGTATCTGAACCTCCACATATACTTTAGTGCATTGCCCCTAAGATAACCTATGTACTCATCCCTAGACAACATAGCCTCTATAGCTTCTATGCACTCTATACCACCATTGTTGTAGTGAGGTGGGTTGTCCACCATATTTTGCTCCCCAAAGACGGGGTGTTCGTTTGTCGCATTGTCTTGGTATTCTTCGCTTTCTTCGTCCCACTGGAGTTGGTATTTGTACTTACTGTTGAGTTTGTTCCATGCTTGAGGAGGCTCATCATCAATACTCATTTTCTTCTTCGTCTGTGTCTGGTCTTGTGTCATCTTGTAGTTCCTCCTCAAATTGTTCTAAGCGGTTAATTAGTTTGTCTTCAAACCTGTCAAGTATTTCTTCGCTGGTTAATTCTAAGAAGTCAATAAGATCATCAGGGTCGTACCTGTCCAATATCTTCTCCCTAATTTCATCCATTGTCAAGTTATATTTATTGTGAGTCAACATATTTCATCAACTTATCAAAGTCAGTTAGTGTGTAATGCTTAAAGCCTTCCTTGTCGCACCACTGCCCCATAGTCATCTTAGCACCCTTACGTAGCTTCTTGTTAGGATCAGAGAGTACAAAGATCAGTTCTGTGTCTATACAGTCCCTGATTGATTTGTACTTCATCGTATCCCCAGCCCTAAAGAACCCCTTTAGCTCCAAGAGTATCCCTGTTCGCGTATGTACGAAGTCTGGTTTGTATTTCCTGTGCATAGTGTAAGGGACATCAAAAGGTTCGTACTTAAACTTACGCTTTGGAGCTATCGCCGCAAAGGAAGCCTCAAGTCCTGACCTGTAGATACTGTCGTTACGTAATCTTGTTTTCTTGTACGCACGGCTCATATGTTGACCTTAGTAAAACATCCATATAATAACATAAAACACTACTTTTGTAAAGAGGGATCATAGTTTTTAACCAGCTTCCAATACGAAAGTATGTTGTTAAACATATCCCTGTGTTTAGCATGTGTATCCTCCTCCCACCTGTAGCAAGAAATATAACTTGTATCCTTCCTGTCAACAAAGATAGACACCCTTTCCGCTTTATCAGCAAACCCACACCCTTGAGCGTAGGCAGACAGTTGCATACCGTATTCATCGTATGCTAGGCCAGAAGGTTTTTTATTCTTTATATTATCTTTAGTCTTAAAGTCTATAAAGATTCCTTCCTTTGAGTGTAGGTCTATTTTACCTCCGTACCCTAACTCAGAGCAGAAAGATCCTTCAGCAATCCATTCTTTGTCAGGGTAATGGTAGTCTAAGTATTCCCTTATAGCAGCGTAGGGAGGACTAGAAACATTCTCTGTAAAGCCTCTCTCTATCAGGTCGTGTATTCTTGTGCCTTCTTTTGCAGCAGCTAGGCCAATCTCTTTGGAAGCCTGAGTACACCTGTAAATAAAAGAATCTATAGACTCTCCTTCTTCCTTTGGCGTACTCAAGGCTTCGTTAAGAGCCTGTGTTAGCTTCCAGTAATCCAAAGAGGGTTTAGCTATTATGTTCATTACGCTAGTTACGGAAGGCACGTAGTTGTGCTTCTTCGCGTCCCTAAGAGTAGTGTTCCTTTCACGCCCGTTGGCCCCAATAATAGTGTATTGGGACTGACCCTCTTGGTCGTACCAGTGGTTACCGTCACTCACTATCAGAAGCCTTTTTTGTTTCGTTAAATAACGCCTCTAGTCTTTCCGCTGCCATGTCACTGTAGGCTACAAACCATTCTCCACGGCGATCATAGTGCTGCTCAAGCAAAGCGTGTGCTTGCTTCTCAGCCTCCCGTCTGTCCTCAACATCCCATGCTGCAACAAGAACGTAGTCCCTGTACGGTGAGGATGTTTGGTACTGCTTTAGCCTGTCCTCTGCATCAATAGCCATGCCTACTTTACACCAGCTAGGGAAAGCTGGGTTACGTATGACGTACACTTG